CAATAATCTTCCCAAGGACCTCTTAATAGAGGTTCAGCAACAAAATGTAAATTACCAAATATAGTATTTACAACTGTTACTGTATGCCCGAAAGCACCAGGAATATTATTAACGTCTAATCTATACTGAGAAGAACCAACAGAGTTATTCATGAAAGAACCAGCACCTAATTTATTTAAATACGTGATAACTTTCCTTGAAGCTAATACTAGTTTTTCTCCTGAATTCCCACCTTCAGGTGCAAAGAAATCTTCCATTGCATCTAAGAAAGCGTCATATCCAGATGAAGCATACGACAGATTATAGACTTTACCATTTGCACTGGTATAAGGTACTATACCATGAGAATACCTAGTAGGAGCACCACCGCCTGAAGCTTCAGAAGCTGCAACAGTAATACCATCACCAAATAACATGGCTTGCTCTATATCCATTTTATGTTCCATTAATTTATCTTGCCAAATACGTTGATATTCATTTTTAATACCTCTGTATTCAGTAGCCATTGCTGTACCTGAGAAAATACTCATTCCAGTTTTGAAGATTTGACAGTATCCTTCTCTGTCATACATTTTATCTTCCCAACCAAGTGGAGTATCAGTTCCCTCAGCCCATGCACTACCAATCACTTGACCTTTATTACCTACAGCAAAAGCTACGTTGTTAATACTAGTACCAGCAACATTTAAACCTTCACCATTAATTGATGTAATACCTGCATCTGTTTCATGATAAATACATTTTTGAGAAGTAGTAATCGTTCCTGCTGATATCGCTGCTGCGTGGTTATCTGTTCCAGATACTACTGTACAATCAGTGTCAACTTGCAGTCTGTAAACTGTTCCATCGTCACCTTTAATCGCTAATACGCTGCCAGGTACTATAAAAGTACATGCATCGCCTGAACTTATTTTTCCAAACTCATCATACAAGCATTTAACGTGTAAATCTTCACCTGCTGCTAATGGAGAGCCATTGGCTATTGCACCACCTGCGGCGAAACTATCACCTGCTTGAAATTCAAAGTTACGTCTTTGCCACTGGTGTCTCTGTTCTAGAAATTTAAACACAGGGTCATTAGTTGCTTTCTTTGCTACTTTACTTAAGTATACAAAGAATGGACTTTGTTGCGGAGATAACTCTGCAACTCTGTCCCCAAAATTAAAGACTCTACGAGTATTATCTAAATCAGCTGTACCAGCACCTGCGTTGGACGCAATATTACTATATACTGTTGCCATTACAACCTCTTTATTCTTTTACCCTCTATCAGCTACCTTTTGGTCTTCAAGTAGGGTTATTTTAGTTTAAACGGATTTTTACTATCTAAATCCGATATCATTTTATCCATAATTTGGTCTTCCGTGGAACCTTGAGTTCCCTGTCCTGCACTCGGCATTACACCCATAGGAGAAGGTACTTGTTGAGCTCTCTTAGTTTGTTGAAACGTAGGAGATGGATTAGTTGGAACAGGTTGACCTGTTGGGGCTCCCTGTCCTTTATTCATCCTCCACAATTGCACCAAATTATCCATAGTTAACGACTTGTCGGACGACATTTCTTGTATAAAACTTGCAGATTCATCAGGTGATAATCCATATTTACCCTGGACTAATTGATTTACCTGTGCAATTTGTTGTTGCTTTTGAGCATAAAACTCTTGCTTCTTAATATCTTCAGCACGTGCTTGTTCAGTTTTCATCATTCTATCTTCAACTATAGCAATATCATACTGATGTCTTAAGTCTTTATATTCATCCATGTTGTCACGCCATTCTTCTACCTCGTCTAGATAACGAGCACTATCACTATTAGAGTCGCTATAAGCTTCTTCTCTTGAATAGTGACGTGGTTTTTTAGGTCTTTCGGGAGCCTCAGGAAACTTCTGTACTTCTTCAGGTTGAACAGGCGGTTGCTCTGCAGTTTGTTGCTGCATTGCTTGTTGTTGCATTATAGCCTGTTGCTGATTTCTAATACCATCTAATTCATTTTCTAATTTAGCAGCTCTTGAATGCCAATATTGATACCTTTCGGGGTCATTCTTAGCATCAGGAGTTTCTACATTCTCTTGAAAAGATTGTTCTTGATTTGCATCGGGTGTTCCAAAAGCGGAAGCCGTATCATCCACATTACCTAATATTATATCATCAACGGATAATTCGCTTGAGGAGTCCACATTTGCATTTACAGGAGCATCAAAAGCTTGTGATGTATCCTGTGTATTTGCTGCCTGAGGGGTGTCCTGCACATTTGTATTGTCCATTATTTCTTATCCTTCTTCTTGGCTGCTTCTGTTCTACCAGCAGAAGGTGAGCCTGTATCTTTGAGAGACCGACGTATATCGGTCTTCACAGTAGATAAGTTGTCATCAAGCCGTTTTTCAAATAAGGTACCAGCAGCAGATGCTCTGTTGCTGACTTTATCCATATCTGATTTAAACTTCTCAACTTCAACTCGTTTACGAAGATTTACTGATTCTCTATCTCGAGTCTGTATATCCCCTCGTAATTGCTTAATTTGGTCTTCAGATTGTTGTAATTTTTGTTGTAATTGTTTAATCATATCAGTACGCTCCATAACACCTTCTATATCAAATACTTCTGTTTTCTTAAGGACTTCTTCTCTATCAATAAGCCCTTTTTGATAAGCATCCATATAAAATTCGAGCTCTGCATATCTATTAGTAGGTAAGGTTGAACCTGCTACTACAATTACATCATATAAGCCAGTAGTAATATTATTTACTATTTTGACTTCACTAGTTTTATCATCATAAATTTGTTTATTTATGGCATATTCAGACGTAGCATTATTGGGCTGAACAACTCTAAAAATCTTTTGTACAGTATACAATTGCTGCATTAAAGGAATTGCTACTTGGCCAACACGAGTTAAAGCAGCTTCTATATCAGCTAATTTAGATTTAATCTTTCTTTGCCCAAACTCATCTAAAGATATAGTAGCTTTATATGTCTGTGGAGCCACCGATGAATTACCCATCATCATTTCATATAATCCTAATTGATGGTCAATGTCATTCTTAGCATCCATTTCATTTTTATAAAGTTCATTAGGAAGTGGCATAGGTTGCACCGGCATTGGTTGTCCTGCATCCATATCGACAGGAATTGCAACTCCTGGTTGTGCCCATTTTTCTTCAAATGTTTTCATATCCACACTTCCTTCTGGAACTAATATTTTAGTATTAGTACTAGTAGTAGCATGAGCAATTATCAAAGAACGTGTTTTATTAATATATTCCTGCATTGCTTTAACCATTCTAACATCAGACATTGGAAACGGAGTTCTAGTGTGTATATTACAAAATGGTATAATAGGATAATCTTCAGTAGGCAATGTCCTGCTATATAATTTTTTATCTCCCATTACAACACATTGATGTACTCTACTTACTTGGACTTGAGCAACATCAATTAATCGTTGTTGCATTAATTCTTGATACGTAATTTCCTTTACATCAATTTCTTCTGGTTGAGGAATGTCTTCAGGAGCAATACCTGCTGCTGAATACTCTTCTACCATTTGTTGATATTGTTGAGCTAACTGTTGCTGTAATTGCATAATGATTTTTTGAGCTTGTTCAGGGTCAGTAATAGGTTGACCTTGAATTATCCATGCAGGTTTTTTACCATATTCCTGAAAATCTTCTTCATCTAATAAATCTTCTTTTCCAGAGAAAGTTTCAAATATTCTAAATTTATTAACTAATTCTTTTGAATACCATTCATATCCTCTTATATATTCATCACTTTCTCCAAAGTTTGCATATTGAGTTTTAGTTTCCGTATCTTCTGGAAATATAACTTCTCCATCATCTTCTCTATCTGTTTGAGGTCTGTCTGACCATTGTTCAGAAGCTGCATTATCAATAGCTTTATCATACATAGGATATAACTTTTTAGCCTGGTCACGTGTAAAGAACCTAGATATTATAATATTTTCTGCATCATCAAACATTCTATTTCTAGAATTAGGGTCTACATAAACATCAAGAGGGTCAACACTATGAAAGCATACTTCTCCCTTACCCATATCCATCATTGGATTTTGATATACATGCATATAACCTAAACCAGTTACATAGTAATCATCTACAACTTCTCTGATAACAGACCTTCCATCAGATATGTCATACATATATGATAATAATGCACTTATTACCTGTGCAACCTTATTATCGGAATCTTCTCTTGCAGCAACACGAAAACTAGGACGATTAGATGTTATCATTGCCTTGGCCGCTTCTACAGCAGGATGTATTCTATTCACTACAATAGCAGCTTGTCCACGAGATTCTAATACACGCTTTTGTTCAGAAGTCCATTGTTTCCCTAATCGAAACTCTTTATCTTCCTGTGCATGTTGTGCCCAAGTTTCCCTATTTTTAGAATACGTTCGAAAAAGGTCATGTACCTTATTGACAGCTTCTTCATCAGTAAGTTGACCATAATTTTTATTATTATTATTATTATTTTCTGGCATAGTAGATAATATACACCTTACATTAGCTTCCAGTCAAGGAATTTTTTAATTAATTTTGATTTACCGTCTACAGGGACATATTCTTTAAGCCTACAAGCTCTATGACCATCTAAAGCTGTCCATGTCGCATCCATAATATCATCGTGCTTACCCTTAGGATAAGACAAGAACTCTTGTTGAGCATTTATATCTTCTGGTCTAAAGAAGAAATCTCCTTTAGCAAACATAGGAACTAGAGAAAGTAAGCGCTCTGATTTCGCATTTCTAGGTTTAACGCCTTTCTCTAATCCCGGTATGTATAAATTTTGTTCCTGCATCAATTGACGTGTTGCAG